AAATCATCACATAACGGATCACCACAATCTGTTGTTGATGTTGCAACACCATCAAACACAAATGAACCAAGTGCTGTTACACCTGTTACTATGGTATAACACCCATCATATATATTTGTATCACCTGTTATTTGAAATGTAAGTGATGGAGTTGTACTATATGACCATGATGTGGCACTATATACCAACTGGTTATAACAACAACTACTTAAAATTATATCAGCCATTTAAAAATTCGCTTTATTAAATAAATAATTAAAAGTTCATTTTATTAAACATTTACCTTATTATTTTTAAAAAAATCCAAAATGATTAATACTAATCCTTTAGAATTAGATAAAAATGGTACGTGTATTTTAGTAGGAAATGGACCTTCTATTATGTATGATAAATTAGGACACATCATAGATTCATTTGATGAAGTTGTTCGGTTTAATAAATGCTCAATATCAGGTTTTGAGGAATATACAGGTACAAAAACCACCATTTGGTCAACTTTTGGACGTGGACTTTTACCTATGGATGATGATAACCGACCACAAAAGGTGATTTACACACACGGAGAGAATGGACTACCCGCTTACACACCACAAAAATTATGGAGGATACCACTATCTTATTATAATAACTTAAGACAAACCATACAATCAGAATCAAAAAAAGAAGATACTAAGGTACTTTTACCTTCAAGTGGTGTACTTGTAACTAAATGGTTATTAGATAACATTTATGATCAAATAACAATTATTGGATTTGATAACTTCGCTAAAGATAAAAGTTCAAAACACCATTATTGGATTAATAGTCCGTTTAAAAAACCAAAAGAACATGATGATGAATGGGAACGTAATTTTATAGATAATTTAATATCACAAGGTAAAGTTAAACGTTTAATCTAATTATTGAAAGTCAAATGGTATATCATCCATAAATTCAAAAAAGATATCATCTTCAAATTGTTTATATTCACAATCACATACTTCATTTGTTTGAACAATCATTACACCTCTTGACTCAACAATTATGTCAGGTTCAGTTGATGATGAAAATTTAAAATTAGTTGGGTAATATTGTGTTGTTGTGATTGTAGATCCACTTGGACAGCATGGATCATAACTGAAACTAATAATACCTGGTATACCCCATAAAATTTGATACTCTTTACAATCACATGGTGTTGGTGGTAATGAACAATCTTTTATTTCTTCAAACACACACCCATTTGAATCTATTATTCTAACCATTAGGGTATCCTCATTTGGGAAATAGTTGTTGGAGTCTATATAAATTGTTGGTGGAATGGTTGTATTTCCTGATATATAAAAACAAGATGTACCCCCAGTATTACATAAAAATACATCATAGGGTGATTGTCCACTTGTTACACCTGTTATTTCAATTATCATATAAAATAAATATTAAGTATCACAAAAAACAAGGGTAAACCCATCTTCGGTTTCTAAACCAAATCCATCTTCTGTTAAGATTATACACGTATCTATTGGACATGATACGATAGTAAAATACATACAACCAACAGAATCCACAACCTTAATCATTAAGGTGTCTGCCGTAGTATAAAACGTAGATGCCGTATAAGTGCCCCCACTACTTCCAATGTATGAACAATTGTTTCCATTCTCATCGCATATATAAAAAGATAAAGGAGCAACACCACCTGTTACTCCTGATATTGTTACTATTTGTGTTACATCACTCACGCAGGTTCCAAACAATAAACATCATATGTTATAGTAAGTCCTATTGAAATTGATTTACCCCCTAATGGGTCATCATCACCATTACAATTAGACTTAACTTGTAAGTTATTATTTAACACATCAACACTATATGTCCCAACTTCACTAATACTTGATAATACACCTTCTATTGTTGTTATCCAATCAGTATCTTCAGGTACATCATTTAATGTTGTTGCCGTATAGAATGTTTGTGTATGTGCAGAACCATTGATGTTTATATTACACGTAAACGTGGCTGAACTAAAATAACAATCAGTATAACCTGAAGTAATATCAATAAACCCTTCATTTAACATTTCACCAAAACCACGTTTATTACCCGTTGTCGTTGTAAATGTATCTTCACATAGTGTATAAATTTCATAGTTTTGAACCAAAACCGATTCACATATAATGTTGAATTTTTGGGTATTTTTACACCCGTTACTATCAGTTATCACAACTTCATAATCACCTGATGTTAATCCCGTAACCGTGGAACCTGTTTGCGTACCCGGTACATTATCAGACCATTCATAAGTAAATGTTGGTTCACCTTGATAAATAACAACTTGAGCAACACCATTATTACCTGTCGTACAATTAGTGGTTTTTATACTTGTGACTAAATTACCCTCTGATATTAAATTTATTTCTTGTGATATTTCACACCCATCTTCATCAACAACTTTTAAGGTATATATACCATTACTTAAGTTGTTAAATGTATATGATGTAAGTGATGTATTAATCAATGTTTGTCCGTTACTTAAAATATAATCAAGAACTCCTGTATATCCCGAACTAACCTGAACTTGTATTACACCATTTTGTTCACCACATGTAGAACCTGTTGTTGTTGCACTTACACTAAACTTTTGTTCTGAATTAACACTTACTGTGTTTACATACACACAATCATTACCAGAACCCGATATAATCAATAAGTAACTATCATTTGTAAGATTGTTAAAGGTATAAGATTGATTTTGGCTCGTATTTAAATAAACATCACCAGTGTTTTGTCCTGATAAAGCATAACTATAAAAACCACTTAAACCTGCAATTTCAACAGAAACACTACCATTATTCTGACTACAATTAGAATTATTAATTACAGTATTAACAACATCAAAACCATTTTTTGGTGAAACAAATCCCGTTAGGTTAAGTTCACAGAAATTAGCATCCCTAACATTAACACCATATGAACCAGTACTTAAATCTGTGATAGTAAACGTATCACCAAAAGTATACCCAATCTGACTTGTTGTTGATGAATAATAAAGTGGTCTAGTACCTCCTGTTATAGTAAAGGATAATGTACCATCAGATAAAAAACAAGAAGGGTTAGTAGAACTTATAAGTCCAACACCTAATGGTTCTGCTTCACCAATTATTTCACTTTTAGTTGTTTCACAACCTAAACTATCGGTTATTGTACACGAATATGTACCCTTCGTTAACCCTGTTATTAATTGTCCCGTTTCCCCATTATTCCACAAATAACTATATGGTGGGTTTCCTGTTATTCCCGTAACTGCAATTTTACCTTGATCTATAACACAGGTTGATGTATTAACCTTCCAAAAACCAAAGTCAACACCCGTACTACCACTAATAACTACATTCTCTGTTTTGGCTGTTGAATATCCATAATCATAAATGTCAGCATAATATATTCCACTACCTAAATTAGGATATTCATATGGTAAAGTATTTGTTGTATTGAATTGATTTAAAGTACCATCCTTATACAATAAAATAGTATAGGGACTTGATGTTGAAGATGCCGAAACACTAAAATACCCGTTATCTAACCCACAAGTAGTACCACTTATATCATTAATTTCAGCAACAAAACAATCTGAAATATTTACATTTATATATAATTCATTGTTTTGTAAACCCAATGAATCATTCATTCTAAACACATAAGTACCACCCGTTAAACCCGTATATGTTATTGGTGTTGAACTTGTTTGTGCACTTAACCCACTACCTTCAGGTGTTATCGGGTCTATTGTATATGGTGGTATACCTCCAAATGAATTTATTATAACAGAACCCGTAGCAGCAGAACAAATACCTGTTACTTGGAAGTTATAACTTAAAGGTCCTTGATTACAATCAATAGTACACGTTGAACCTGAATCCAAGATAACCCCGATTGCCGTCCCTGAATAAGCAACATCAACACAAACATCTTGTAAACCCGCAGATAGTCCCGTTTGATTGTTTCCACAACAATCAATATAATTATAATATCCACCTATGGTAAAACCACTAATACAAGCCATTATTCACAATATATTTGTATATCTATACCAATATTTAGGTATAATCTTTTATTTGTAAAGTCGTCGTAACACGTTGAATTACTAACGATTAATTTATTTCCAGAGAAATAATAATTCAATCCGTGTTGATATAGTTTAACCAATTTATCGTCAATAGCATCCATTACCTGACTATATGTTGGTTTATCATTACTACCATATCCCGTATAGAATGGTTCTTGAATCAGTATTTCATCATCCAAACGACAATCAATAAACCAATTACTCACAACAGAATTAAAATCACACGCTTCAGCATCATATTCACCATTCTTTATTGCTCGTTGTATTAGAACTGCCAATATTTTACTAACTTTACCCATATCAAATTCACAGGTTAAAGTTTGGTCAATACAATCATAAGCAAATAATTGTCCATTATATTCACAAGGTATACATTCAACCTGAATAAATGAACAACCACGTTGTCTACGCCATACAAACTTTTGTCTATGGAATATTGAATTATCCATCTTTTGTCCTGTTAACCATAATGTGGTTGCTGGCACTACTTGTTCCAATAAACGCTGCCAATGATCACCCAATCCCAAACTATAATCAATCATTTTTTGATATGTAAACTGATTAGATGGTATACCTATTGTTTGTTCTGATTGAAGGTATTTCCAATACACAGATTGTAAAGTCGGATATCCACCCGTTTTACCATCAGTTATTGTTTGTCTATTTCTAACATTTATGAAATTGTTATAAAATGTTTGAGCAAATTCAAAAAACGACTTTTCTTTTGGTTTTGGATTGATAAATGTCCAATCAATATTTCCAGGATAAGGATAAGGTGATGTTAAACCTGAATTAGGTATTGGGTAATTATATTTAACTGACATATCCCAAACATCATAAACCAACCCTTGTCCAACGTTTATATTTAATTCTATATTTTTTGAGTTAATAATTAAACGTTCATCACTAACACTATAGTTTACACCATTAAAATTAGAATTGTTTGTTCTAACACCAATATCTGATGATGACCATGATTTTTGGTTATCATAAACTTTGGTTATTGTATACCCTTTATTCATAAAAGGGAATTTAGTATAACGTTCTAAGAAATCTTGTCCAAAATTAAATGGTTTTAATTTTGTTACGACATTAGGAACATTTTGGTCTAAATTTGAATTTTTAAAATCTACTTCTTGTAATGAACGATGTTTTGGTGTTGTTTCAAACCAACCCGCACCTTTTTGGAAGAAATAATCTTCCGTTGATGCTGGCGTTTTTGGGAATCCATCATCCGATATCGCATAATCAACAAAACGAAATGGGTTATTTTGTACTGAACCATTTGTTGTAAATCCAGTATAGGTTACCCCCATAATGTTAAACGTATTAAGTGGATCCAATGTTGGTGATTCAACATATACTGTCCCTCCTGATATTTTAGCAATTGATTCATTAAAATCTTCTACATTAATTTTTGAATCCGCTAAGTAAACAACTTCGTTAAATTCTGTTATAGCATCAGGAGCACCAATAAAACGCATAATATATTCTAAAGATTGTCTTGTACCTTTAGTTTTGAACATATATGCCGAATTAAGTATTACGTTTCTATAATATTGATAATTTAATTCAGATGGTGTTGGGTCTTGCGCAACACCTGAATAAATCTTTTTGTTATCTGTTTGAAATACCGAATTTAAAAGTTGTTCATTATTAATTGGTGATATATTAGTATCAATACCCAATGTCTGAGCCAAATTTGTTAATAATTGTGAAGGTATATCATTTTGTGGTTTATAATTTACAGAATTCATAAACGCCAAGGAGTCAATAAACTTCTTAACCTCATCAAAACTTCTACCATATAATTGAAGTACCTTATCCATACGTTGGTCTGGAGTATCAAATTCCTTTAACGAACCCGTAACCAAAAACCTTGATATTAAATTGGTACTATAATCATCAATCTTTTGACAAATATTATTTAAATCTTCCAAATAGGTATCAAATGCACTTGTTCTAATATTCAAATTCCATAACCCATCAAGATTCCATGTTAATTTTTTAACCTTGGTTACATAATCACCACTATCAGTATATTCAGGATATTTAAATGTTGATGTATACTTTGGACTAACATTCGTATTAAGTATAAACCTTTCAACTTCATCAAAATCTTGACTTAAAATTTCTTGTGTTTTTAAATTGTTTGGTTTAATAAGTAATGTAGTTGTTGATGATGAATAACCAGAGAATGGATTACCTTTAACCATCATATACATATAACCACTACCTACTTCTTCTGTCGGTTCTAAATCTAATATATTATATTCAGTATCTAAATTACCAACGTATAGTGAATATTGTTCAAAACTATTGGTTAAATCCCTATATGGGGAAACTGACATCGGTCTAACTTCTATGTTTCTTGCTGCATTTACACTATAATCTATTTCAAATGGATTTCTTGCAAATGGCATATTCACTTCTAAAGTTGTTAAATCCTCAATTGAATCATAAACTATATTTGTTGCAGTTAACCCTGTCGTAAGGGATAAAGTAGTATTAGTAACTTCTAATGCTGCTGGGAAATAGTTAATAATTTTAGTTATAGATGAAGCAATCCTTTTTTGTAATGAACCATATAATGTAAAACTTGTAACCTGTGAAATATCAAAATTAGGATAAACTTGGAAGTTTTTTTGTATAATCTTTTTTGTTTGTTCTATATCATCTATTTCTAAATTCTCTAAGTTAAATTTTTTAGAGAATACACCTTGGTCAAATTTCCTATTAACCTTCTCATATAATGAATAAGTAAATTCAAAAGTACCCAATGTCAAACCACCACCATCGGTTGTTTGTAAACCAACAACACCATTAAATGGTGTTTCAGAACCTACGGGAGGTGTGGGTGGATATGAATATTTTATTTTAGCCATTAACTAATAATATTTGTAAAGTTTTTACTAAAATCAATGTTAGTACCACGATCCTGTCTAACTTCAAACAATAATTCATTAAAGTTATCTCTAATCTCAAATAAGTTATATTGTTTATAAATGTTACCTGAACTATCATAAAGAGTGTAGATACCATCTTCAATACTTTTAGTTTGGTTACCATATAAAGCAATAGCCAGGGTATCAATATCATGCTCAGCCATTTGAATATCAATTGTTATTGGATTAAAAAATGTATTTGTAACAATAATATTTTGATTAGGCTGTCCGATATACGGTGTAGCACTTGGTTTATTTGATGGTGATGCCGATGGTGATAATGTTAAAAACATTAAATCAGTTGGGTTATCAACATAACGATATCTGATTGATTTTTGTGATGTGTTTGTTTGATCACTAACCACAGGTTCACAATAAAAAGATGAAGTAACTATCCTAAAAAAATTAGGTATCTTAGTACCATCATTATTTAAATATTCAATTCTAAACCCAACCAATCCTTGATTAACGAATTTATTTCTGAATTGAGCAGGTACCTGATTAATATTAATAACAATACCTTTTACATTAGGTAAAGCAGATAACACACCACAATCAGTTATTAATGTTCTTATTTCTGCTGGACGTATCATAAGGGTATATATACCCAATTTATTAAATTCACTAACAGGTAACTTTAAATTATATAACCCACCCAATATTTCAACATTTGCGTTTCCACCAGTGTTTGAATTATGGAAATATGGTGTCAATATATTTGGTGCATTTAATTTTTTTAATGTAAAATTATCTGTTACATCCCTAGACGTAGTATAATGAAGAAATATATCAACATCTTCAGGTGATATATCTGCAGGTTTTGTTATTCCGTAAACACCAAGTGCCATTTTTTTATTTTATAAATAGTTTATATTCGTTTTTTTTAAACTGAATTTATTTTATAATAGTTGTACCCATACCTAACAAGATCACCAATGTTATCCACCTCACCTAATCGTTGTAATGGTTCAAATGCCGAGTATTTACCACGTTCAATAAACACATCACTTTGAACTTCAGGATCAAAAACAAAATCTAATAACATTTCATTTTTTGTTAATTTACTTAATAATAAGTCATTAGTTGTAAATCCTGAACTATCCATTGTATAAAAAGTGGTTCCATTAACAAAATCATAGTATTTTACACTATTAATGGTGTAAGCAGTATAATCAACATTGAACTCGTCCACTTGACCATATAGTTCATTATTTTTAAAAAATTGATATCCAATGGTATATGGTTCAGGACCATACCTTTTTAAATCAATCAATTTAGATTTAGTAAATCCTGACACCATAAATGGTACATTAACATATGAACTTGATATTTGTGATTGATAATCATTATTAGAATCACCAGTAAAAATAAAATTATAACTTGTCGGTATACCCGACCACATACCACCTTGGGGTATTAATGTTACTGTACCTTCAAGGTTATTAATAGTAACACCTGTTTGTGGTAATGATATTTCTTTTTGTATAATTGCAGTACCCCAACTATTAACCCCAGAGAAGGTAATCGTATAATCAGATGGTGTATTGAAATATGAATGTAACAAGGGTTGGTTACTTATTTCTTGTGTGTTAGAACCATCACCCCAATCAACATAAAATTTACTAAATGTTAAATAAGATATACTAAAGTCCCCTGATGTGTTATATACATAAACATCATAAGGTGATTGTGTATTTGCCGAATATAAAAAATTAGCAACCACATCTTTTTGTAATATGTCCCCATCAAACTCACTATATATACCAATATCATTAATTGTTTGTGTAAACATAATAGGTATTGTAAGTCCCGTTAAAAATGAACTACCACTATCACCACTTAAAATAGATGTCATACCAGAATAAACCCCAAAAGTATCAAGACCAGTATCACCACTAAATGTTTCTGTGACAATATCACTTTTTAACACTTCAGGTGAAATTTTTATACTATATTTTATTTCATTCATTATGGATTAATATATTCATACCATTTTATGGGTGTTGTTGAATCACCAATTCTATTTAAAATAACACTACCATTTGTTTGTACATCTTCTTTGTATATACTATATTCGTAGTTGGAATAATCTAATTTTATCTTATAATAAAAGTATTTGCTCTTATCAAAATTAAATTTATCCGTACCGTTGAATATTGATTGTGGTTCATTCATAAATCTTACAAATTGTCCTGTTTTACCATTAAAAAACTTCGCACTAATATAAAATTCACTTATATCTATATAATCACGTTCCTTTAACCAATATATAAAAAACCCTTCTTTATCTGCCCCAACATAATCAAGTTTGAATGTTGGTTTTTTTATTGTAACCAAATTTGGTCCAAGAGCACCTGTATCAGTCAAACCTTGTTGTGTTGGTAATATCACACTAATATATGCTCGTTGGTTGGTGGTACTTTTTGTATCATATAAATCTATCTTAAAGAAACTATTTTTAAAAGAGTTTGAATTAAAATAAAGTTCACCATCAGTAAATGTTGCATTATTATAAGTTGATGACCAATCAGATGATGTTGCTCCTGTGATATTTTTTGTCGGATCTAAAAAATTAAATTCATAATTTAAATCTGTTTTGGTTGTGTCTGTCGGATAGGGTGAATTTGCAAACTTAGTGGTTTCAAAATCATCAATACCATTTAAAAGTTCTTTTAATACATCACGTTCAAATTGTAATATACCATCTTCCCTACCCGTATTGTCAAATGACATTTCAATGGGAATATTCAATGAAGAACCATTAGGTGATTTTATATTTCTATAATAATTATTCACAATCGTCTTTTGTTATTTTTGCAACACTATTAGCATTTACGTTTATATCCCTATTAATTGGGTATTGTAAAAATAATACACTACTAAACGGGTAGTGTGAACCATTAATAAATGGATAATCCACACCAACACCATCGTTATCTATATAACCATAACTATACAAATCCCTCCAATACCATAAATCATCATTCTCACTAAACCAAGCATATCCAGGGACGTTATCCACCAATTCCTTACTCCCTTGTTCTAAATAATCACTAAATTCACGTATCTTTATTGGGTGATGTGGGTTATATAAATAACCAGATGGTAAGTTTGGATCCGATTCATCTACAAAATAAGTATCATTAAACGAATATTTATGTACCATCTTTGATAACACATATTCCTTTTGTTCTTTATAATTAAATTCACAAAAATCACCCTTTATAATATCACCTTCATTCAAATATTGATTATAATAAAAACCATTGTTGTTATAATTATAAACCCCAACCGGTATGTTATCTTTATTTGAAGTAAGATTTTTGCTCCACCATATATCAATACCCGAATTTAAAAAGTTAAACTCCCAACCAATATCAATACCTGTTTGTATACCATTATCATTTATATATGGTTTATTAAACCAACCCATATAACCCCTATTAATTATAGTAAAGGTTAATTCAGTCACTGGTTTGTTGTTGTTGTCCTTTAAATCCGATATTCTAACATCAGAATCAAACGTAAATGTGAATGTCTGCGTACCATCTTTAACCGATGTTCGTTCTGTTTGGTTCGGTGTAAGTTGTTTATATTCAAACTTCTTTTTTACACTAAATGGGTTATTCTCAAATCCAGCCTTTGATATATTACAATCCTTTGATGTCTTTATAACCTTATGTAATCTGACATAATAAATTGATTTAGTTTCACCTGAATTAGAAATGTCTGTTATTCGTTTAAATGTACCATTATTTCCCGTTTGAACATCAGAATCAGGGAATTTTAAATTAAATATCGTAAATACATTACTATCCGAACCATAGGTTCCATCACCTAATGAATAAACAACAAAAATAGTTTTACCATCAATAGGTGTTGATAGTTCAACATAATCATTCACCTTTAAATTATGGTCACATCCACAATAAAAATATACCAACCCGTTACCATTTGTACTACCAGTAGTTAACACATATGGTATACCATTACCACAAACAAAATTATTTGTCACATTAAACCTTTGATTTGTATATGACATATTTTGTGTTGTCGTACTTGAATATGGATACGTTAAATAAAAAGCCCAATTATATGTTGTTGAACTTTTATTAACAAATGGTATGTGTCCATCAATACCTTCATTTCTACTAATAGCAAATTCATTATATTGTGGATAACCTTCCCAATATGTGTTTGGGTTATTTAATGAAATTGTAGCATTTTGTATTGCGTTTGTATAATATAAATTATTTTTAAATGGTTCATAACTTGTCTTACCACTTAACTGATTATCAATTATATTTGTAATTTTACCAGCAATTCTAAATATATCACTTGATTGTCGTTCATTGTCAAAAATAGTTTGTTGATCAACCAATATAGTTCTATCACCTTCAACATATTCACGTCTACTACTCATCAATGGTGGTTGAATCCATACACCCTTATTGGTGCTTGTGGCATACCTCAACGACCCCAATACAATCCTTATTTCGTTTTGACTAAACATCTTTGTTTAATATATATTTAGTTATGAATCTGTTTATTGAACTTTTACCCTTCCTTAACCCAAAATAAAAATGATAAGGTGCACCCACAATAAACTTATCAGATGAACCTTGCGGGAATGTCGGTGATGGTAAACCATTCGTATTTGAATTGTATATATAACCCTTTTGTCCTGTTGTGTTATTGTTAAAATATTCTGAAATAGGTACCGACAAACTTTGATAATTCACGAAATTAAGTTCTTGATATTTCTCTGAATAATAAGGAGCCACCGTATACCAATCATTCGTATCATTACCAAAAATACTTGATGTGTCCTTATTCATCCATTTATACATAGGTACTTCTTGTGACTTAGGATACCCATAATAATTATATAAATTGGTAGCAAATGTTGTTATACCAGGACTTATCATAATCCTATTAATCGTGTTTGACGAATAATAAATACCCATATTAGCACCCCCATTAACATTAACATATAAATCAACATCACTATAGTTATCATCACTAAATGGTTCAACACCATATTCAGAATTTATACTAAACATTTGACTAATATCACCATCCAATCTATCATCAGTTCTACTAAATAATTTATTAATGGATGCATCACCCGAATTTAATAACCCATTTAACCAACTTGAATTCATTAATCTTGATATCATCGCAAGTTGTAATATATCAGATGTATCATTAAATGTTGTTGATTTTATCGTATCAATTAAATACCCATCAAATGAAGGATTAAAACATATTTCTTTTAAAAACTGATCTCTTGGTCCTAAATCCATAATTGTGGTTGGGAAGTATAAGTTCCTATCATTCATACCTGTAAACGATAAATTTGCGTTGGTATATGATGGGTTTGAATAACTTGCTTTTTGTGCCACTTGTCCCACAAAATTTGTCCCATCATATGGTGATGAACGATAATAGAATGAATTGGTTGTACCTGACGCAAAATATATAGGTCCTTGACCTGAACGATAACTTGAATCTTCAGTACCACAAAATTTATACTTTTTAGGTTGCCCTTTAATATTTAAAATAAGTTGTTTTTTAAAACTAAACATATACACAACACCATTTACCCAGTTGTTTTGGAAGGTGTGTGATATAACACCACGACATGCTCCAAATAAAAATCTGAATCGCGTTTTCCATTCTATAAAGTTTGTAAAGTCATTACCCATACTTACAACATATGGTTTATTAATTAACTTGTAACAACCACCATTAACCCTTACAGGATCAATATTATCTGAACAATTATCAATAACCCTAATAGCTGGATTCCCATATAAATCAGTATATGACTCATAACATTTTAAAGGAACCATACCTTCACAACTAAATGAACCCAAAACATTATCAGTAAAACTTGATGTATCACCCGACATATTTAACGCATTATTTGTAGTATCAGTAGATCCGATAGCGGTATTAATTGTTTTTATACCACCAACACCTGCAACTACATATGCAGCAAAGTTATCATTTTGATGTAAAGCAAATGAATTGTTATTATTCATAATTAATTGTGTTTTATCTGATGTTGGTAACCTATCAGATCTTAACACAAGTTTCGCATTTGTTATAGTTTCACCCCAATGGGTAAATGTACCTTTAGTAATTGTCACACTCAAGTTTGGACTTGTTTTATGATATGCTGGGGCATAAACTGAAGTATTTGATATATCAATAATTAAATCCTTTTTATCACACGTAACATCATCAGATGCAATTAATGAACCACCTTCAACAATACCCTGTCTTAATGAAGGATATTTCCAATAAATGGTGTTAATATTACTAACCGAATCTGCCCAACCACCATCAGTAAAATACCCCAATATAGATAAACTATTTGATGGTTTAAATGATGAAGTTGATTTATCCAATGATGAATAAAATCTAATAGTTGTAGATGTAACAGAACTAAATTCATCCCCTACCACAAAATCAAAAGGTGGATGATAAAGTGGTGATGTAGGATAAAGCGTTGTATGTGATTCTGGTGTTGCATAATTATTATACCAAGCACCTGAACCAGGACCTGAGTTTTTTTGTATCGGAATATTCATTAAAAATTGTCCTTCAACCGATACACGATTAGTAAATGACGCATCACCAAATATTCGTGATAAATCATATTTTATTGTTTGTGGTTTAGACCACACATCCACACCCCTATTTAAAATGATAATGTCATATTTTTTATACGCACTACCAATAGCAGCAATTGGATTAATATCATATTGTAAAAACGAATCACCTTGTGGTTCATAACATAGTTCTTGTCTAAAGTTAAGGATATGTGTTGAAATGATGCTAGTGTTTCCATTACCATTAATGAAACTAGTACCACTTGAATCATTTACCGTTATTCCAGTAATTACTTGGAAATATTCAACACCCGTTTTAAATGAATATTCACTACTTAGTGTATCTCCTGTTATTTTTACAATTGAACTTGATTCAACACCATTACTATTTAAATACTTAATAGTTTTTGATATACCAATATCACTTATACTTGTACTACCTGTTATAGAATTTGAACCAAACTCATTTTGAATCGTAGCACCCGTTAAATTTATATCATTTATATTATCAACATTATTAAACGTTAATATCGTCCCTGAACTAAGTTGATCTTTGATTCCTTGATCACACAATATTATTAATACATTATCTGTAAATGATTGTGAACCCAATTGTGGGTTGATGGTGGTCTGAATAATATTAGGAGCTGTTCCATCAAAATACCTAGATCTTAAATTCATTAAATTTAATGACTGTGATAATGTTACATATTTTTGTAAATAAAAATCATCCTGAACAACATTTTGAATAATCGGGACACCCATATAATTGTTTATACCTTGCCACCCAGCAAATCCATAACGTACACCAAACTGATCGGCAGCTAATTTAGTTGTTTTTTTACTACCATAATCATCTTCATCTACACCTTGAGGTTCAAACCCAGACCACGTACTTACACTATTTGTTGGTGCAAGTAAACTATTATTATCCCTATAATGAATCATATAATCCCCAATCATATTGGAACCACCATTACCATCACCTTTAAATAAATTCCCATTTATTTCGTCCATAGATATATCCGGTGAATCACAAGGACAAGCTTCACAATCAGGATATGACATCATAGGTAAATTAATCCCTTTAAATTTAAAAGATTTAATCGCATCCCATTTTTTAACAATCAATATACCATACCCTGTAAGTACGGCACTAAACAATAATGCTGCTGCAGCATCCACAGCCATAGCACCAAAAGATGGGAAACCAGCAACTGCTTGTAACGCATAATACCCAACAAAATAACCTAATAACCCACCAATAAATGCAATGAATAACCATTTTAAAATTGGAAATAAAAAGGCAATAATATGTATCAACGGAATTAATGCAACCAATATTGGACTTATCAATGATACAATAAGGTTAAATAAAAAGAATATAACGTCAAAATTACGTACCCCATCATTGGTTGGAAACCTATTATTTGTAGTCGTACAAGTTCTATTAGTTATTTCTTTTATACCTAAATGATTACTTCTACTATAACCCCATTTCCATCTATCTATAAAATTAGCAACCGTATATACTTTGTTATAATTTAATTCATAAAAATAATCTTCACAATTAATTGCTACTTGCTGATCTGGATAATCATCCCAATCCAAACTAAAAGCATAAGACTTTAATTGTAAATCCTTATCCACCGAACTAAACAAACCATTTGAACTCCACCCATATTCACGAATATTAGGAACCAAATAATCAGCCCTTAAAATATCATTATTAATACCATCTTCATTTTGATATTGTAACCTAAATCTATATTTACCCTTTGTCGGTATACCTATTGTAGGATCATTTGATAATACTTCATTACCAAACTCATCAGTAGTTATGTAGTCCATATTCATTGGAACTTCAACCAACCACGTACCATCATCATTAATCACATTACCACCTTCAGGTAAATCAAATGATTCAAGTATAGGTCTACCTTGACTATCATAGTCTATAGTTTGTCTTATTGTTAATATCTTACCAGCCGCTGTTGTAAGATCACATAAATTACCAGCATTTTGTTTTGGTTTACAATTGGACTTTAAAAAATCTTCTTCAGATGTTGATATTAAAGAACCCATAAAAACGGAATGTGGTTTTATTTCAATACCCAAATCCCTTAAATCAAAATCAACACGTGTGATTCCAACATCACAAATATTATCTTCACCCCAAAAAGAAGATACATTAATATCCTTTTTTTGATTAACTATCTGTGGTAGTGAATCTATATCTGTTGATGATTTAAATTTATTTCCGTTAAATTGTCCTGTAGAACCAATACCCATACGTATTAAATCCGATGGTGTTAAAGAGAAACAACCAATGTTGGATAAGTCCAAGTCCATCATAATTGTCTGTATACCCAACGGCACACCAATTATCATAAAGTCACCACTTTCATTTGTTTTTACAGTGAATTTATAATACTTGTCATAAATTTCAAGAACTTCCTTTCGTTTTAATACATCTTCACGATCGGGAAATGTACCCGTCGGAGTATGTCCATCATATTCCTTCCTATATGGTAATAAATTATACCTATACCCATCTTCGTTTTTAGTTTCAATGGTTTTATATGGATATAATGTGGATATTACCGGATCTTCTTCATCTTCAGTTGATAAAGGTACAAAAATTGATATATTCGCGTTTGGTACACCAAACCCACCATTTGTGATTACCCTACCTACAACGACCCCGTAATCAGCACAAAAACGTGTATATACATCATCTTGTCTTAATTTTAAAGATAATATCTCTAAAAAATCAAAATCTTGGTTAATGTTTATACGTATATTGTTATCTTTACCAGGTGTTGTTCGTAATCTATAACTTTTAATCATTTTATACTTTAAAAATAAATAGTTATTTTAGTCTTTTTAAAAAACTAATCACCATTTATTTAAAATAAACAATTAACTAAAGTCAACACTTTTTAATTGTTTAACCCTTACATTAATGTCCCTTGTGTCAAACCTTACTTGGAATATCTGATCAGGTTCAGCAAATATAGTATCATCTATTAATTCAATTTCTCTTGTATTAGTATCAACATAACGTTGCGATACTTCAGATGATGAATATCTACCGCCCACCTTATTATATATTTTTAATTCAGACAAGGTAATAACCCCCGCAGTATTTTGAATTAACTTCCTTACCTCAGATACATTTAAATTCTGTCCCAACTCTTTGTTTGTTGGTAACATTATATTTGATATACCATTAATAACCTCAGTTATAATCTGACTTTGTGATGTGTTATTCTCAATAACAACTGATATATCAAACTCCAAATCAATTACCTTAGCTACATCAATTGAAATATAATCATTAATCATTCTATACTTAGATAAGTAAGTCGCCAAGTTACTCTTTAAACTATTAGGTACATTTTGTGTCAAATTACCATCAGAATCATATGATAACACCTGAATGGTAATCTTATTGTTGTTCTCAATTATCGCAACCTTAGCAGGTGCACCATATTTACCAGGCATGGTATCAATTAATGATTTGTAATCATTTACTGTTACTGCTCTTTTTTGTGCTGCAAAATTAAATGATACCATATTTCTTACTTCTTCAACTGTCGGTGGATTTGAACCACCAACAGCACCCGTAACATTCGTTACTTTTAATGATTTTACAACATTGGAATTAAAAATATCTGAAGGTCCGTTAATTGATAGATTTACATTACCCACCTGATTAATCGCACCAACACCAACATTTGAACCAGTACCACCACCAATTCTATATTGAACAAATATTGTCGTATTTGGTTGAACCGTCAAACCTAAACCGATATTGTTTTGGTAATTTTGTAGATTTAAACTTGTTCCAAATTTAGCAAAATCTTGTAATTGCTGGTTTGGTGTCGTTGTTCCACCACCAAATTGTATCTTCATAAATCCTTCAGGTGTATATTCCGTAATAAATCTATTATCAGTTTTTATATACTTACCAATCTTAATACCCGCTTTATCTGTTGGTTTAGTATCATCCTCAATAAATACAGTATCTTCAGCCAACGCATCCACCTCATACCATCTATTATCTTGTGAAATAAAATCAGAATAATTAGGTATTCCTTGGTATTGTGTCCCACTTTTTTGTATAATTGATGTTACACTTAATACGTTCTTTTCAGGTAAAAAGAAATTAAAGAACGGAACAACATCATTTGGGTTGATAACTCGTTTAAAAACTTTTGTAATACCATTTACAACAACTTCTTGTTTAGTAATCGTATACCCAACAATTTTATTTTTAGTATCTAATACAGGTACTTTTGTCCTGTTTTTAACACCCTCTACATTATAATCAGACGAGAAATCCACGTCATAAACAGTTTCAAACGTATTACCCCCACCATTAAATTGAGCTCCCGATCTTAAAACCCCTAAATACCTAACATCATCACTATCACCAAATGCCGGTACTTGTATTGAAATATTTACAAGTGAAACAGATGGACGATATCCAGGTATTTTTAACCCATAAGTTCTTGCAATATTAAATATAGAAGAACGTTGCTGAGCATATTGTAATACCGTTTCTTGTATACTTCTATCTATATGATAATGTAAGTTATCACCAATCGCAGCATTTAAATCCATTAAAACGGAGAATATCGCAGCATCACTAAAATTTTGAACAACATCAGGATAATATTGTTTTGCATAATTTATTAAATCTTGTCTTAAACTTTCAAAATCTCTACTTGTATAATTAATTTTATTAATTGCCATATTATAATAATAATGTTACTGTTTGTGATGGACTAAACGCCGAATTGTTATATGTATAATCTATTTTTAATACCGCAGTATACTCTTGTGTATTTGCTCCCGGTATTTTATAAACATCATTTATACCTAATGTTTCATTATTTATTTGACCCGGTATTTCATCCTTCTCTAAATAAGGTTTAACAGATATATCATTAATCGTTAAAAAAGGAAGATACTTTTCAACCTGATCCTGTACCTCATCCTTTATACTATCAAATGTTTGTCCATCAAATGGGTCAAATATAAATTCATAAATTCTAGTACCAAAGTCAGGTAAAAAATACCTTTCACCCTTTTTAGTTAATATTAAATGTAATAAAGCGCTTCTTACTTCTTCATCAGTTGTATCTGACATATCAAAGTAGTACCCATATTGACTTAACCTAAAAGGGAAATTTATTCCGTATGTTATACCATTAGCCATTAATAATAAATATAGACTTTCAAATAATTTTATAAATAAAAAAAAATCACAACATTAAGTCGTGATTTTTTAATATTCTGTTTTTGTTTTTATGATGAACATCCAAAACATTCAAAAGGACTATCTTTTGGTTTTTGTGGTAAAATATCAACTTTAGGTACTTCAACTTTGGTTGGTTTCTCCATTTTTGATATATCAACCGCCAAATG